TGAGAACCAAAGGCCATTGCCATTTGCTTGATCTCATGTTTTGGGAACCAGTGTGTAACCATACCAGTCCAATAATCTGAAACTGCACATTCAGTTTGGGCAAAACCTAATAGAATATTACCGACTAAATTCTTTTCTGATTTTGTTAATTTTTCATTCCAATCTTTAACATCCCCTTGCATTGAAATTTCAGTGTGTAACCAAAATGCTTGCATTTGTTTTAACCAACCTTCTGTGTAATAAACTGGATATTCAAATGGCTTGTATTCAATTCTTTCTTTAAATAAATTAGAATTATTATTTTCCATTTTTTTCATTTTTTCTGTTATTCTTTTTAGACGATAAGAGGCCCCTCTTGCGAAAGGCCTCTTCATTGTTTTTAGATAACTTATATATCTAATTTACAATTTTTATGAGTCCTTTAAAGTAAAATTATTATATTAATCTTTTTTTAAGTTGGTCGGCCTTTGTGAAATAATCATACGACATTTTCTTATATTGTTTCCTCTGATCGTATAGATCTGTTAATATCTTTTTAAGAATACTGTCTTCTTTCTTATATACTACTCCGTTGTCACAAACAATAACATCTTTGTCCTCTCTTCGTTCTTTGATTTGGTTTTTATAGACTTGTTCAACATAAGCATCTGGTGAAATATTGAACTGACGCATGATTGAAGGATATAGTGAAGCAAAGTCAAATGCACTAATTCCTTCATAGTATCCTACGATTGGTTCTTTAACGAATGCTCCGACGTATTGTCCGTCTTTTTGGCCATCTTCTCGATGTTCGGTACCGATTCGCATTCCTTGTTCTGCCAATTTACGGGCCATTAGGGCCTCAGTAATTGCTACTGGAGAACTTGCTTTATACAATGGCATCTTTGTAATATTTGACAATGTCAATAAGACTTCCATTGATTTCAGTTTCTGATCGATATAATAAACCAATACTGAGTCAACTACGTTATAATAAACATACTTTGTAAAGTTGTCTCTATAAAGGTCTTGGAGTGAGCCTGTGAACTTAATCTTGTTTACATTAAGTACTTGACTAGAAACATAATCGAGTGAGTTAGACTCTTTTACTTTAACACTACGATCGTATTTATCATACAATTGCATATAGTCAAGAATACCAATGTGTAAAGGTCTGGAATCTGTTTTATCAACGGTCTGTGTCATACCAACTTCATTGATATCGATTTGCAATCTTTTGCATCGGTTGACAATATATTGCCAGTCATAGTTGATAAAGTTCCAGCCTGTCATCATTGGAAACTTAGGTAAGAACTTCATCAAGAATGTATATACCATATCATATTCAGTCTTAAACTTATGGTATTTAAACTCCCAATCTTGATCAAAATCTTTAAAGTACTCATTAGTATCTTTTTCGATTTTATCAATCTGCTCTTGTGATAGATCTTCTAGACCAAGTACAATTGCTTTCTTATCTGGAGTGATGATTGAGAAAGTTAGGATTCTTGATTTGGCTTCTTCAGCTTTTGGGAATCCATCTACAATCTCGGTTTCAATATCTACGAAGTATGTTTTTGGCATATTATAGGCCAACAATTCCTGTTTATCTCGTTCAGGAAGACCATCAATAAAATATACTAATGAAAATTTATTAAATTGTCTACCTGGTCCAAGCTTTACAGGACGACCATCCCAATTCTTAAATTCAGTACTTACACCGCGTTCTTTCTCATCACAAATATACCAGTTTTGGAATTGTGAAATTGGATATTGTTTAAATGCAACTTTACCTTCAATATCATAATAAGATATGATAATGTCTTTATCGCGTTGTTCAATGTCTAGAATCATTAGTAGCCTCTCTTTTGACGGTTTTTATTTTCTTCTGCTTTTGCGAAATAATAATTGTAAACTGTTTTAGCATCGAGGCCAATTGATGCTGCATAGTTAATAAAGAAATGGAGTACGTCGATCCATTCCATAAATAGTTCTTTACGATCGTCTTCAGTGAGATCAGTAATCTTCATGGTTTCAAATTTAGAGAAGTCTTTCTTCCAGTATTTCCATACTGCATTACCGCTTCCATCTTTAATACCACCAAGAGCGTCGGTCATTTCGTGCAATTCATCAATTACTGCGTGCGTGTTAACGTGCCAGAAGTTCATGATTTCGCGGATAGACATATCCTCAAATTTAAAACCATAAGTTTGTTCTTGCATCTCCTTCTGATGCTTCATAATGTCTTCTAAGTGTGTAGTCGATTGATCATAAAAGTCATGAACTTCTAGATCTTTACATTCATTATCTATATTTGCCATTATTAATTTATTTTAAATGTTATATCCAATCTATCAAAAATGTTTTTTAATTCTTTCTTTTGACGAGCAATTAAATCATCTGAATAAGATGTCACCAAATTTTGAACATCCTTGCTTGATTTAACATAGAGTTTTTCTCGTAAGACTGGATCTTGGATTAATTCCATCTTTGGATCATATTCAATTTGAATTGCAGCAAGACAATCGCTTGCCATCGTTTCATAGAATCTGTATGTAATTACATTATCCAAATGTTCTTCATCGCCAATGATCAAACTTGCCTTACTCTTTGAAATTGTATCCAAAAGAATTGAGTGCTCCATCTTCTTTTCAAAAGAAACATTTACCTTTTGGGTCTTATAGCCGATCAAAAGATTCTTTTCTCCAGTTGGCATATACTTTCTAATCTGTTGCTCCCTAAAACTTGCACGGTTGTCTCCATAATAGATTGTATCCCATTCTTTTTTAGGTGCTTCAAAATCAAATAGCGCATTGGTTGGCTTTGAATCCATCTTGCTTGCCATTCGATGCTTGAACATATATGTAAACCAATCTAATTGCTGCCAATTTTTAGGAGTCCTTCCAAGAAATTTAGAGATGTTTTTACCAGGAAATAGATAGGTTGCATTCTCAATGATATTGGACCACTCAGTTTCAAGATCTTGGCATAGATTAAATCTCTTTAATGCCTTAACTGGATTCAAGAAATCGATTCTAGGATCATTTACAAGTGCATAGATTTTTCCAGTATATCCAGCAAGTGCTCTTGCAACTGGCTCTGTGTGTTCTCCAACAACGCCACCAAAGAAATTGGCAGTGCTCAATTGAATAAAAATTGCATCGTATGAGTTCCAGTCTGCAGTTGAATAGTCAACATAGAAATCAAATTCGGCTGTGTTTTTGTTTTTCTTGCCAATCAATTCAACATCATAACCATTTTCCTCTAGGAGTTGTTTGAAATAAACTGCCTCTAAACCTCGGTGGTTCTTGGTGTTATACGTTAAATTTGAAAAGACTGATGTGATTGCTACTTTCATTATATTACTTCTTCTATTGATAAACTTTCATATTGCAGATACATTAGCTCTGGATAATTATCAAATTGAACGTCTACAAAAGTGTTGTTGTAAAATTCATAGAATGTGACAATTGTGCCAGGCCCGTATGTTTTGTGATGTACTCGATGTTGACTACTCATCTCCCATTGGATAATTTGTCAATTCATTCATATAGTTCTCTAGACCTTGAATGTAGCCGATTGCGTCGAGCAAATTGTCACGCTTATGATTATAACTTTCACGTGAAAATTTAAGAGCAATAAGTGCCATAAACATTTCGCGACCAGTGACATTTAAGCCAGTCATACCATTAAAGATCATCGAGGCTCGATCCATACCTTCAGAGAAAGGGCCATACATACGGTCTTTTTCTTCTGAGCGATTGTTGATGAGTTCGTGAGCTTCTAATGCAATTGATTTATTTTCCATGTGTAAACTTGTTTGTAATATTATATTGAATAAAGTTAAATTGTTTCAGAGACAAGATGCCTTTGGGGTGTTATCTCTCAGAGGATATTCTTCATTCACCCATTCTTCTCGACCAGTTGCAATGCCCATAATTTTAACATGTGGCACTCCAGTATTTTTAGCAATTCTGATTGTTTTTTGAATTGCTTCGTCAGTATCCTTAGCCATAACGCAACATACATAATCCTGATATTTACTAAAGAGTCTAACCATTTCTCGATCATCCTCATACGCTAACCAATAGACTATGATTGGTTTAGTTTCCATAAGCATTCCAAATTTTACGTTCCTTAACAATTTTATTCCACACCTTCTTAATCAATGGATCTCGATCCTTCAAAATGTGACGAGGAAACTCAGGCTGTGATCGAGGTACCATATCTATCTCTTCGAGTGTAGGTAATGGTCGATTATAATAGAGTGCTCTAAGTGTATAATATAACTGTCGAGTGGTGCCATCAAAACGTTCCATAAAGTCAGTCACATATTCCTTATCGAACTCGAATTCTTCAGCCAATTCAGTCGCAACCTGACTCAGCATTTCAGCCTCATGTTTTAAATGACGCTCCATCATGATATTGATCCTCTTATTTTTTAGTTTGCGACGATCCCTGATCTTTTCATTGATTACCTCTGGATCTCGTGCAAAACCAAATTGCTCTCGGATCTCTGTACATTCTAATTCAAATAGCGCCTCTTCTAGATGGGTCTGCTCGCTCAATTGATCATATTCAAATTCACCCCACTCAATTCGTTGCAGCAGTTTTGAATATCCTTTCCAGTATTGATCCTTTGGAAGATTGCGAGGCGTATGGAACCTGCGCCACCATGTAAAAACTCGATGACTCATTAGTAGATTTGTGTTACAGTTTCACCAGTTAATTCAATATACATTTCAATTGTCTTTTTCAAACCTTCTAGTTTGTTCATAGTCTCTTGACTAACTCCGACAATTACTGCTTTTTCAAGAATATCACTGTATAGATATCCGTCATAAAGTCCGTATACCATGTTGGTAAGACCCATATCTTCGAACATTACTTCGTCGATAATTTCACGGGTCATTTGCATCATTTCTGAAGTGAAACATTCGTGGCGATCAAATCTCTTATAGCTCATAGTGTTATCTTTTAATTATAGTATAAATATAAGCAAAAAAACCCAAACAAAAAAATGTTTGGGCTCTTTTTTCAAAAATTATTGAAAATTTATACGTTGGTTACCAAATACTTATTGATTGCTTCGATTCGATCATCAGCATCAACCAACATTTGGATAGCCTCTTCAGCATTTTTATAGAAATCACCAGTTGAGTGATCACCAATACCTGCTGCATGGTTACTTAATAATTCAAGAGTCAATAGAGCTTTTTGGCGGTCTGCCTCTGCTGCAGCTCGCAGCATACTTGCTAAATGTTGTTTCATACTGTTTGTTTTAATGTGCTTACTTGTTCTAATAAAAATTCTTTAAATGATAGTGTTTCCCAATCTGAAAAGATCTCGCGAACCTTAGTTGAATTGAGAGCATATCGGCGGTCATGTCCTAATCGATCTGCAACAAATTCAAACTTTGGAGTTTTACCAAGCATTTCGCCAATCATATTTACGATTTCAATGTTCTCATAACGCTCTCCAGATCCAATGTTATAAACTTCATTCAATTGATCGGATAGCATCAATTCATAAATCAATTGTACATTGTCCTCAACATCGATCCATTCACGAACTTGTCGGCCATCTCCATATACTGGAATTGTTTTATCCCCTTTGATTGATTCAATAATTTTTGGAATAAACTTCTCAGCGTTTTGATGTGCACCATAATTGTTACATGTGCGAGTGATCAAGTATGGAAGTCCAAACGTTCTTCCAGCTGCTTCAACTAAAAGATCGCTTGCCGCCTTACTTGCTGAATAATATGAAGATCCATGTAGACTAAAATCTTCATTGGCTTCAATATCTAATCCAGCGAATTGCAGATCCGCCATATCTCCATAAACCTCATCGGTTGAAATATGAACGAATTTCTTCAAGTTCTTATTTTGTCGAGCACATTCAATCAAGTTAAATGTACCTTCAACATTGGTACGAATAAATGGTCGACCGTCCTTAATTGAATTGTCAACATGGCTCTCGGCTGCAAAGTGAACCAAATAATCGTAGTTTCCAAGATCTTCTGCGGTCACATCACAAATATCTTCTTTAATCAAGGTGACTTGAGTCTTTAAGTTATTTGGGTTAGCAGCGTACGTAATTTTATCAACAACTACGATTTCAGCAGTTGGAAGTTTACGTCCTAATAGGTTTACAAATGATGAGCCAATAAATCCAAGGCCTCCTGTTACAATAATTCTCATGCGTCCTCTAATAATTCTTTAATTGCGTTTTTGTATTGTTCTTCGGTCAAGTTTCCTTCAGCATGTTGAGCAATTTGATCTCGAATTGCTAGCATCAATCGCTGTGCTGAAGAGGTTGAAGTTTCGTTTTTAGCTCGATCAACAATCTCTGGATTTTGCTTTACAGTTTGGATTGTAATCAAATCTTTCAATTTAGTAGTTGACCAATCATGTGATCTTGTTGTGTAAATAACTTCAGGTGGTAGATTATCGCCAGTGAAACGTTTACCAATATAATCATCACCAAGAATGCGAATATCTGGTTTGTAGAATTCAATCAATTTGATAAGATCTTCTTCAGTTTGATAGCATACAACCTCATCAACATATTTAATTGACATTAAGGTTTTGTATCTCTCGTACAATGGGATAACTGGTTTGTATTTTGTGAATCTGGTTTCAGATGGATCCATCTGTAAAAATACCATAAAGTAATCGCAATGTTGCTTTGCGGTTTCAAATGTATAAATGTAACCAGGGTGCAGCAAATCAAAGTTGCCGGCTGTAAATCCGATTCTACCTTTATTTTTGTCCATATAATCTATTTTCTTTTAATTTTATACATAGATATAATTGTCTAGATATATCTTGTACTACTTCTTGTGTATATGCATCATTTAAGACCATGATGAATATAAAATTGTCGATCATTTTTTGAGCTGTTTCTATCTGTCCAAAGGTTTCACAGCTCTCAATCGTCTTCTCAATCTTTCGGATTGCGCTTGACGACCATGTCTCGTAATTTTCAGGTTTAAATAAGAATGGTTTCATAATATTTGGAAACTTTGTAAAATAAAAAAGCTCGATAATTATATCGAGCTTTAAAAGATAGTTTCAAAAAATATTATGATCTATTGTCATATAGTGATTTTAACCATGCGAAAAGATCTTTATCATCTTCTAATTTAAATTCTTTTGTAACTTTTTTAGCGAAGTCTTTAAAGTCTTTGGCCTCTTGTGCGATGATGTCGATTTCTGCCATCATGCTTTCTGAAAGAGATTCCTTAACTACTAATTCTAAATCAGCGTCTTTACCCATTACAAATTCATCAAGTTCTCTTTCAAGAGCTTTCTTTTTAGTGGTTAAATCCTTTAATTCAGCCAATAATTTATCTTTAGCAGATCCTTCAGCAGCTTTCCATGCATCAACAACCTCTTTCATTTTAGAAGTTACAGTAGTATAATCCTTTTGAATCTTATTAATTGAACGAGCTTCATTAACTTCAGTAGATTCATTAACTTTCTTCTTTAAGTATTTGTTAGGTTCTCTAAGAAT